AAACTGGATACTTTCGGCCATGAGCTGAGCAAACCTATCACCTGATGGTGAGCTAACTAGTAAGTTTACATCTAGCGATCTATTGCCTGATTCCCTAGCTCTTTCTGTTGCTATTTGCGACACGTTCATACCAGCATAAGAAGATGAGCCTACTAACTGAGTTGCTAGATCTTGGAAGTAGCTGGCTGGCTGTGAAGGTAAACCCGGTGCGCTAACTGTCGGTGCTGCTGTAGGCATACCAAATTGTTTGTTAATAGATTCTATCTGTGCATTAATTCTATTAATTAAAGATCTAACCTGAATTAAAGCAAACTCTGTAAGAGCTTTACCGGCTGCTGCTGCCTCTGCTGCTAGCTTCTTTAGTGCTTCGGCTGCTTCCATTTCAGCTAGTAACTTCTTCGCTAGGGCATCGTTGTTATCTAAAATTGCTAACTGTGCTTTTAAGCGTAACTTAGTTTCTTCATCTGTTGCTTGGTTGAGTGCGGCAGTTAAACCTATGCGCTCTAGATCAAATTTCTTACGCAATTCTTCTACGTTCTTATTTTCTATAGCGTTCTTTTTTAATAGTGTGCTTAGTTCTAAAGCCTTAGCCTTATTTAATTTATCTTCTAATTTAAACTGTTGACCGGATATACGCCCTGCACTGCGCTGCTGATTAGCCGGTAATTCAGAAGTTCTAGCACCTGCACCAGCCCTAGTTAATAAATCTAAAGGTGTGCCTTTATAGAGAAAACTTAATACCTTAGTTAATCCGGTGCTGCTTCCAATATCAGATAATTTAGATCCAAGTACGCCAAGTCCTACGATTAGATTAGATATAGCTGTAGCTAGTCCGTCTATCTGTTTAGCCGTATCGCTTATGCTGTTATTTTTACCTAACGCAGTTATAGCATCTAATAAGCCTTTACCTATGGTTTCTGCTGCATCGGCAGAAGCGACTTTAAGAAGGCCCATCTTGCCTGCATAAGTATCTAACCTAGCTGCTGCCTGACCTGTAAACTTATCATTAAGCTCTGCCATAATTTTATTCATATCGCCACTTTTTAATGTGGCCTTACTTATGCCTGCACCTAACCTGCTAAGTCCTGCTGTGTTGCCTGAAAATCCACGTGTTAACGCCGCGCTCACTTCGGTAAGTGATCTACCTGTAGCCGCACTTACATTTAATGCAACCTCTAAAGCATCTTGGCTTTTAGTAATTGAGCCTGTCGCCGTTAATAACTGCTGGAAGGCTGGCCTTAATTGATCGTCTAATACGCCGTATAGATTCTGTAAGCCTGCAATATAATTCTCTATACCCGGTGCGCTGAAAGCGTAGCCTGTATTTTTTAACTGAGTTTCTAAAGCCTTAGCCGCCGCTTCATCTGCTGCGAAAGCCTGTATAGCCTTCTTACTATAATTTAATAGGGCTAGCGCACTAAAGGTTTTAAGAAAAGTAGCCTGTAGAGATTTAGTCTGTTTTTCAAATAAAGATACCTGCTTTGATGCTTTCTTTAAACCTTTATCGTTAAAGGTAGATATAAGGGATATAAATAAATTAGCCATTACGCAGCCCGTCTAATCTCTGTGCGTTTCTGAAAAGTAATAACAGTTTTCTCTAAGGCTTTTAATATATGCGCCATAGCCTGACCCTGTCCTTCTGCTGCAGCTCTAAAGATTAAGCGGCCTTTCTGCTTGTATCCTCTGTTATTACCAGGCATACCTTGCGGCCTAGCATTTACTAGACCCGGCATAGCTGCTATGAATTGTGCGCCTGCTCGCGGATTAAGTGAGTGCGAGATTTCTCTATTGTTAATATCTGCATCAAGGCCTACCCATTGTGCGCCGTCTGGATTTTTACGCCCTGCTGTTTCATAAATAGCACCGGGCGCACTCCTATTAGATACATAACTACTAGCAGACCAGCCTTTATTATTACGCTTATTACTGCCTGCGCTGTATTTAATACCTTCTACTACCTGCTCGCGGTTATATTTAGGAAAGGTCCGGTATCTCATAGGGCCGATAATTCCAGCCGATTTAGTCCAGCCTGATAACACTGCTGAATCTGCAGGTGCGTAGCTTCTAGCCTTATCCCTAATAGGGATCATAGCTGCGCGGATCTCGCCCTGTACTTCTTTTAATAAATCTTTATCTACTAAACTTAGAGCCTTCTTCATCTCTTTAATGCCGCTTACGTTTACTGGCATTTTTGATCTCCTTAGCTCTATCGCCTAAAACTTGTACTACAGCTTTAAGCATTTCTGAATCCATGTTAATGAATTCACTAGGCGCGATCCCAGTTTCTACACTTAAAGCAGCCACAGTATAAAGAATAGAATCGCGCTGTATTATTTTTTTTCTTCGTCTAATACCTCTACAGTTTCTAAACTGTCTATAAACTCCACGCCGTAAAGAGGCACTGTTATGTTAGCCCTACGTAAACACTCCCAAGCAAGCCAGTAAATATCGCTTTGCTTTTCATCTTCGCGTAAAGCTTTACTTATACCCATGCCTCTTTTTAACTCAAATGCGTACTCAACTCCCGGCGTAATTTTGTGCTCTGTAACTTCGCCGTTAGCCCTTGTAATTTTTAGCTGTGCCATTATTCTCCCTAAGGTGTTGTATCTACTACGATAACACTTTGGCAGGTAAATGTGATGGATTGGGCACTTATGCTTGCGACATCACCATTTACATCTTGCGTATTGTTTACCAAAATCGTAGTTTGGAATTCTGGGTTGGTTGCGCTAATTACTGCGCTTGTCTGCTTGATTGTTAGTGGCACTGTTGTACCCCATGCAGCCTGCAGCGTTGCGTTAACGTTGCTTGCAGCTGTGTCATTTAAGAAGTCAATAGTGATAGTGCTAGCCTCTAGGCCCTTTGCAAACTTATGAGCGGTATCGCCCATAGCTGTTACTTCTAATTCATCAAATGAACGGTTAATTGTTACGGCTGTTACGTGATCGCTTAGGGCCACTGAATTCAGCGTAACGATGACACCGTTTGAGAGATAGATTGCCATTATTCGTTGTCCTCATCTTTCTTAACAGCCGGTTTTTTAACTGCTGCTGGTTGGTCGGTAATCTGGCCTATCTTGACCAGAAAGTTATGTTCTTCTTCTGTTAGTCCTTTATAGCTCATTGTTTAACTCCAACTCGTAAGGATATTTAGGGTTAACTTACATATTAAAAGATCTCCACTAGCCGCCGTAGTAATTGACGGCGCAGAGATACTACTAACGTTATAGACTAAACTGCTTGCATTTAGTAAGGTAAATACGGCTACAATAAAAGTTTCCATGCCTGCCAAGTTACCTTTATTATCAAAGGCCGGTACCGCTATCAGCAAATCAAAGTTAGCCATAGGTGAAATAGTTATTTGAGAATTATTACTAGGCGTAATATAAGGATCGCTAGGTATTACAGAGACTGAGTTTGCTAATAATTGAGGTGCAGGAAAAGCAAACGTACTCCACACTCCAGCGTTAGTTAAGGCAGTAGCTAGTGTCGTACGCAGCGTAGTAATTGGTGCAGGCATTAGCCGACCAGCGAAGCAGGGTTAGCGTAAGGTTGTATTAAACCCCTTATGCGATTTATCATTTGATAGCCAAGTCGATAAGGCGAAGCTGTTACTCCGTCCATACCATTACTAGCCATTGAAGTCTGCCGGGCCTGCCAAATATCTACGCTTAGGATCATGCTAGCTTGACGGATAGCTGGCGTGGTCGCGTAGCTGGCTGTTTTAGTGTCTGGCCCGGTCGCCGTACCATAAGGCAGCACACGATGGAAAGGATCATCGCTAGCTGTTTTAGAATATTGAATAACAGAATAACCATAAGGGTAAGTGCTATAAGCCCATGTACTCCAGAAGGCTGGCAGTAAATTAGAAGGGCCTGTAGTTCCTGGTACTGATCCAGTTAAAGTATAAGTGCCGTTATAAGTCGATCCTGCAGCAGCGATAGTTACGCTCTGGCCAGTTACAAATATGCCAGGATTAGCAAGCATCAAAGTAGCAACATTAGATTGTAATAGAGCAGCTACTACTGGCGCATTATCGAACCATAGATATTGATTTAATAAATCCTGAGCAGTTTGTGTGCACTCCTCAACTGTTGCATCTAGATATAAAGTTCCAATACCTAAATTATCTCTCAACTCTTGCATCGTCGTGTAAGTGCTTGCCACTTGCTACTCCTTTCTAATAGCTCTCTAGGGCTAAGGGCTACTAAGCCCTAGAGATTACTAATTTAATTTAACTAATTCTTTC